TTTTATTCCTGTGTATGTTGTTATAAGTTCTACTAAGTTTCCTAGTTTCATAATATATTATTTAATTCTATATGGCTTAATAAGTTTTTCTTTTCAATTACATATGCTTCTACTCTTGTCATTTTTAGATTTTTTTCTTGGAATATTATTTCGTTTGTTATAAAACCTTCAAATATATATTCAGGATAATTACAAGTAAATAATGCAAATATCTTGCAATTACTTTTAGCATATTTAGGAATCATCAAAGGATTATTTTTGTTTCTATTAACTTTTATATCAACAGAATATCCATTCCATACAGCATCATAATTATCTGTTTGTAATTGTTTAGATGTGTTATGTATTTTAAAATCTGGATATAAATTGTTTTCTCTAGCAAAAATAAACTCACCACCAAAGCCAACTATATTTAATTCTACATCAGATTTAACATTTACTGTTTTATAACCATCCCAACCTGTTTTACTTTTATTGTTTTGCCTTTGCATAGCACAAAGTTCAACTATCTTTTGTTCACTTTCATCTAAAATATATATTTGATTAATTACCACTATAAATTTTCTTTTAGTTTCTGTTTAACTTTCTTATATGTATTGTATAAGCTGTAATAACTTATTTTACTTTTTCTGGATAGTTCACTTATATTAGTGCCATCTTCTACTATTTCATATACTTTTTTATCGTACCAGTACATATCTTTTAGTATCTCCTGTAGCTTCTGATAGACCTCATCATAGTTGTTATGGTCAATCTCTGTAATAGGTTCTATATTTTCTAAGCTAACTAATTTAACTTTACTTTTCTTTCTAATCAAATCTACATACAAACCTCTTAATAATTTAAATACATAATAATAGTTTATTTCATCACCGTACATAAAGTCAATACCTTTCCTGGTATTTTTGATTAAAAGAATATACATAGTTTGTACTATATCTTCAGCTTCTTCTTTATTTAAACCTCCAAAAGTTATAACAATATCTGTCCATTGATTATGTTTCTTATACGCTATTTCTACTGGTGTTTTCAAAATGGAAAGTTAACTTGTTCTGTCATAGTAGGACTAATTAAATTACTTCCATTAATTTGGAATCCTACATTATTTAAAATTGATTTTAGTTTTATAGGTTCATCTAATGGAGTAGGTCTCCCACCTGTATCAATATCTTTTACTTTTCTTACGTGTATGTGATTATACATCCAATCTGTAGGGTGTTGTGTATATCTGTGAATTACTATAAACTCATCACTTCTATTTACAAACTTACCACCACCCTCTACATCACTAGCCATAGGAGGTATTGGATGTCCTGCGTATTCATCTTGTATATTATGTTTCTTTCTTAAAGATTCTGTAGCTGCGTGAGTGTTTAACCATACTGATACATTATGAGTTTTACAGAATAATCGTATCTCAGACGTTGCCTCATAATCATAATCGTGTGAGTTAATTCCTTTTAACATATCTCTATCCTTCATTAAAGAGTTATAAGGGTCTATTAAGAACCCTTGGTAGTTCCACGCTTTTTTAATATTAGTAGCTAAAGTTAATAAAGATTTATATGTATGTAATTGGTTAGTGTCAATAATCTTAAATTGATGAAATATAAATTCTTTGTGTTTGTTAAATTCTTCTTCAGGAATTTTGTTGATTGGTTTAGCAGCTAAGAACTCTATTAGTTTTCTTATAATACTGTGTGCATCATTCTCACTAGAAAATACTAACCATCTTGTATTATGCTTTAATGAATAAAGCAACATTAAATAAAGTATAACAGTCGTTTTACCTACGTTTGCGTGTCCAAGGCATACAAGAAAATTACCTGCCTTAAATCTAAAATATTCGTCTATTTCTGGGAATCCTAATGTTAATCCTTCAACCATTTGACCATTTCTTATTTTATAAAGTTTATCTATCTGGTCGTCAAAGTTTATTAACATATTAATCGTTTTCTATTTCCTTTTGTAAGTTAGCTAAAGCTCTCCAAGCTACCTTTGCTGAATGTCTCATACCATCTGAATCTAATTTACCTGCGTCTATTAAATGTCTTGTAAGAGCGTCTAATTCGTCTGTACTCTTGTTTCTATCCCAATGCAAAGGTTTGTCTGGATGGTGTTGCTGATTACCAATATAAGAAACTTTTGCCACTTCTAAAATAGCATCTGGAAAATAATTTAAAACCCCTGAATAAACAGGAGCTTTTTTTCTTTCTTCAGCAGTCATTTAAAATGGTAAATCATCGCTTCTATCAGGACTTTGTTCTGAAGCTGTTACTTGTTCTACATCATCTTCTATCTTCCACCCCTCTATAGTGTTAAATACCTTTACTTCATTAGTTTTAGGATTTTCCCATTCTCTACCCTTTAGGTTAATTGATGTCTTTACAAAAGAACCTTCTGTGTAATGGTCTAGTAGATTAACTCTATCCTGTGTAAACTCTACTTGTAATGTTTGTGGGTATTTGTCATTTGTTACTAATACCATACTTCTTATTCTAAAGTTGTTACCTCCGAATACTTTTAATTCATTGATTTTTTTAATTGTTCCTGTGATTTGCATAATTATTATTTTAATATTTCGTTAAATTCATTTGTAAACTCTCTTATTTCTTCAATTTTTATTTTGCCAACTTTAGCAAGTTCTATAGCTCCTTTAAATGCTACTTGTTTTAGTATTGAATTGTGAGTGTCAAGAGGTTTACTAAAAGATGTTTGTGGTTTAGGATATATTATACTAGCTGTACCATACTTTTCATTTGTAATTTTATATTCTATTTCTTCTCCTACTTTCTTTTTAAATTCTCCTTTTGCTAGAAAGCTGTAAGAGTTACCATTTGCTAATGATACTTGAAATTTATTAAAAGAACCAGATGTATTAGACCAAGTCCCTTTAGATTCTACGTGAGTGATTTTACTTTTCATTGTTTAGATTTATAATAGTTATTTGATTCTTCTTGTTCTTTAATTTCACTAGTTGAAGATAGTGATAAATTCTTAATTCTTAAATTTGCATTTTCTTTTTGTAATGCTTCTACTTGAAATTGTAGCTGTCTAATGTAATCTTCTGTGTAAGTCATAGTTTATCTATTTGTTTTAGGATTAATTCTGCTTTACTATCATTGTACAAATCCCAGTCAGCAGTTTTAACTGAGTGTTTTAATGACATCTTTATAATGTCTAATTCTTCTAATGATAGGTTAATAGTGTGAAAGTTTTTTGGCATATCTATAATGTTTGTTTTTAACAAATGTAAATAAAAAAACAATACAAGTCAAGTATTTTACAAAAAAAAAGGGAGAAGATTAATTCCCCCTTTCAAAACAAAAAGATTACAGACCTGCGTAAAAACAGATATTCTACAAATATAATTCTTTTTTTCTTTTCTCTACTAATATTTTATATTTATTTATCATTTCTTCTAAATCTATATTAGAGAACTTTACAATTTGTTTAGATTGTATTAATAGTTCTTCAGGTAAATCTTTATAGTATTCTTTTTGGAGTTCTAGTCCGTACTTATATTGTTCACCATATCTCATTACATTACAGGCATAGCATTGTACTTGGCAGTTTAATTCTTCCCATCTTGTTGAGTAAGATTTTCTAGACATAAAATGTCCGTTCTGCATTTTTTTATAGTGGTCTTTCTTTCCACAAGTATAACAAGTAACTATACCTTGCTTATTAGCTTTACGTAATCTAATATATATTGAAAATATCGTATCTAACTTCTTTACAAGTGTTTTACGTGATACCTTTCTCATTTTACTAATATAAGAATTTATAACTAAAAAGAAAGAAAAAGAAAAAGAGTAAAAAGAAAAAGAAAGAAAAAACCTACAAAAAAGAAATTTAAAGTGCCTGTTCCAAGCACCGTCCAACTTTATTAGGTTGTGCAAGTTTAGCTATTAGCATTGACAAATATATAAAAAAATATTTATCTGCCTTGTCCTCTATATTTCTTTTTAAACTTTACTTGACCCTTACTTGCGTTCTTAGAATGTACATTAGGTCTTTTAGTGCGTTTAGAGGCACGATAATTAGTTGAGGTAACCTTTGCCATTACTTTTTTATTTTCTCGTAACTACGACCCCCAAAATAAGCTCCTATGACTGTTATAAGCACTAACTGTAACAAATCAATCCAACTTTCTTTAACTTCAAACGAAATAACACCTGCATCTATAAACACCATTAGAACAGTAGATACAACTAAAAAGATTAATACTAAAGGTCTTACATTCTTACTTAACCAACTATCACTAGACATATCAGTTTTCCAACGCTCTGTTACGTTTTGTTGCATATCAGCTTCTGCATCTATTAACACTTTTGTCATCTCATTTTCAAACCTTGCTCTATCTTCTTTAGAAAAAGTATGTTTAGCTATGATGTTAGATATCTTCTCTGCTACTCCTCCCGCTGCTCCTCCAAATAGTTTTGCTAGTATATTTTTCATAAATAAATTTTAAAATAATTATTGATAAAATAATTGTGTAAATGTTAATATGACTTTCGCCACAAATTCCAAGTAAGTGCCTAAGTGTTTCTATCATTTTAATTCTTTAAGTATTATATATATTTCTTCTAATTCTTTTTCCATATATTCAATTTTCAAATCTTGTCTGCCATCAGCAGGTAAAGCACCTAATTCTCCTCTTGGCCATTTTATTCTAAATTCGTCATTTAAACTTTGATTATATTGTAGTCGTGCTACATCCATTTGTAGTGTAGCAATTTCAGCAGTTAAAGTGAACCAAACACCTGTTATAGACAATATACCTAATATTATACCTATTAAACTTTTAAGGTCTAATTGTATTTTAGAATTTTCTCCTAATTCGATTGGTTTTGTCATATTATTTATGATAAAGGTAAAACAGTAAATGAGCCAATTACTAATATGATTACTATCATAAAGACAAACTCAATTAACTTGTTCATCTTTTATATATTTTATCTTCTATTTTATCTAGTCGTTTATCTTTGGATTCTATTTGTCCTTCAAGAAACTCTATTCTTTGTTTTACAACTTCTAATGATTGAGCAGGTGGTAGCTTTTTAGCAACCTCTATTTCTTGCTTATTAAGCTCTATTTGTTTAGTAAGGGTAGAGTAAGTCATAGTTAAGCTAATAATCCCACCTACCACCATTATAATAGTTTTTAGGTCTAAGTTTAAATCAGGTTTACCATCTCCGTCAATATCTACATTAACTTTTTTATTCTCTATTCCCATTACTTATATTTTTATATTCTTCCTTAGCATCAAAACAAGGACATACTTTCTTATTAGTAAAATCTTTATGCCCATATATTTTAGCTTCTGGATATTTTTCTTTTAAATCTTTTAATAATTGCTCTAATGATTCTTTTTGCTCAGGTGTTCTAGTATCTATCCATTTGTCCATAGTTCTATCCATACCTCCTATGTAACATATACCTATAGAATTTCTATTGTGACCTTTACAATGCGCACCTATCTTTCTTTCTGGTCTAGCATCTTGTATCTCACCACTAAGAGTAATGACATAATGGTAACCACAATCTGACCAACCATTTCCTGTAACGTGCCATTCTGTTATATCCTCTACATCAAACTCCTTATGTTCTGGAGTTGCCGAACAATGAACTATAAGTTTGTCTATTTTTCTCATAGCTTCTTTGTTTTCATTAATGTATAAACGATAGTACAGACAAGAAGAATTATCTTTAACCAAGTTTCTACTTCGGTCATTGTAACTAGAAAAGCCATTGAGTTTAAAGTATAAATCTTCATATCTGCAAAATCCATAATATTATTTAGTTTCTTCTTTTATTTCTTCGTAAGAACCATCCTCTAAGTTGATGTTTATTTTACCATACTTATCCTCTAGTTCTTTTTTCTCTTTATTACTTTCTTCTTGCAATTGTGCAAAGGCGTGTAATAAGCCGTGTTTCTGTACTTCTAAAGTACCTAAGTCGTGCTTTATAGCAGCAAACTTCTTTTCTGATTCTTTTAATGATTCTAATTCTTCTTTACTAATTTTTGACATTTTTATTTAATTTATAGTTATATACAAATATACTTATTTACAATTACATTTGTTTTTTAAATCATCTATTTCTGCT